TGCACAGTAACAGAAGCGTGTTTATTTGCTAACATTAGTAGAGATACATATTATAGATGGATAAAAGAAAATAAAAAATTATCTGACAAATTTGAAAGGTTGAGAGCAAGACCAATCCTTAAAGCAAGACAAGAAGTAGTTAAAGGATTAGTAAACTATCATAATTCTATGGATTATCTTAAAAGAAAAAGGAAATTAGAATTTTCAGAAAGGTTAGAACACACTGGGGAAGATGGAAAAAATATTCAAATTATTTTAGCAAAAGAAGTACAAGAAAAATATGATTTTAACCAGAGCCCAGAAAATAATAGCAAAGGATAAACACAGATTTAGAGTTATAAATTGTGGTAGAAGATTTGGGAAAACAACTCTTTCCATAGAGGAGATAAAAGGTAGAGCCCTTTATATCCCTTCAAGGATAGCTTATATAGCTCCCACTTATCCTCAAGCAAGAGATATTGCTTGGCAAATGTTAAAGAATGAATTAAAACCTATTATAAAAAACATCAATGAGTCTAGATTAGAATTAGTAGTACATACACAATCAGGAAAAGAAGAATCAATAATCCAACTTAGAGGTTGGGAGAACATTGAATCCTTAAGAGGACAAAGATTAGATTTCATAGTCATAGACGAAGTAGCTATGATGAGAAACTTCTGGTTAAACTGGGAAGAAATAATCAGACCAACCCTTACTGATACTAAGGGAGATGTAATGTTTATATCTACTCCCAAAGGATTTAATCACTTCTATGACCTTTACAACAAAGAAGCTGAAGATAAAGATTATAAGAGTTTTCACTTTACTAGTTATGACAATCCTCATCTCCCAAAAGAAGAATTAGATAAAGCTAAAAAGGAATTACCTGAAGATAGATTTGCCCAGGAGTATATGGCAGACTTTAGAAAGACTGAAGGACTTGTCTATAAAGAATTTAGCAGACTAAACCATACTTATACAAAGTTCTTGGTTAAAGAAATAAAAGATGTAATAATAGGATTAGACTTTGGCTATACTAATCCTTCAGCAATAATAAAAATAGTAGTAGATAAAAATGATAACTTCTGGATTGAAGATGAATGGTATAAAAATAAACAAACCAACGAACAGATAGCCGAAATAGTAAATAGATTTGAACCGAATATAGTTTATCCTGACCCAGCTAGTCCTGATAGAATAGCAGAACTTGCTACTAAGGGAATAAACATTAGAGATGTAAACAAAGGTAAAGATTCTGTCATCAATGGAATTAATAAAGTTAGGGAATTATTAAAAACCAATAGATTAAAAATAAATAAAAAATGTGTTAATACAATCTGGGAGTTTGAAAGTTATTGCTATCCTGATGACAGGAGAAAAAGAACTGAGAATGAAATTCCTTTGAAAGAGAATGACCATGCTATGGATGCAATCAGATATGCCCTTATGAGTTATGTTCCTACCAGAACAAAACCTTTACCAATTAAACAATTTAAACCTGACTTTAAAAAGATAAGTTATCTAAGATATTAAATATATGTTATTAGACCTAAATTTAAGTAAAGAACGTTCCAAAGCTAGTTATAGTCCTGGAGCTGAAGAAAGAAATGCTATCAAGTTTATCTTGGAACATTTTACAATTAGTAATGTAATAAGAGAATCTACCTATGAAGAATTTAATGGACTATCACTTATTGAACGTCAAAGAAAAGACCAGAGGACTTTTAATGTTTATCAGGATACTCCTACTGGAGATAATTCTTGGAAGTCTAACGCAGTAAGACCTATTGAAAGAAATAGAATCATTAGTATTGCTGCTCATTTAGCAGGAACTTTAATATCTCCCAAAGTCTTTGCTCAGAATGATAATGATGAAGAAGATAAGGAAGCAGCTGACGTAATGAGAGATTTAATGGAATGGAGAGGAGACCAAGCTGATTACTCTAAGACATTTCTTTATTCAGTTATAGGAGCTTTAGTTAATCCAGCAGTAATCGTTCATACCGAATATGCTAATGTTAATCGTAAAATAAAAGAAATCAAAGACAATGGCTCTTGGACTGAGAAAGAAATAACAGATGAAATCTTTAGTGGATTCCAAGATACCCTTGTTCCAGTGGATGAACTTTATATTGCTAATATCTATCAACAAGAAATTCAAAAGCAAGAGTTTTTAATCTGGAGAAGAATTCTAGATTATGGAACAGCTGAAGCTAAGTATGGAGCTAAAGAAAACTTTGAATACATCAAACCAGGAGTTCAGAATCTTTTAGCAGGAGATTATATGTATGAGCAAGAAGATAAAGACTTGGATAATAGACTTGTAGAAGAAATTATCTTTTACCATAGAGGAAAAGATTTACAATTAACTTTAGTAAATGGAGTTTTATTATGTAAACCAGACCAACCTAATCCACGTAAAGATAAGATGTATCCCTTTGCTAAAACAGGTTATGAAATAGTTGATGAAGGTCAATTCTTTTACTACAAGAGTTTAGCTAATAAACTAGCTAATGATGGAGAAGTAGTAAATACTTTATACAGAATGATAATTGATGGAACATTCTTACAACTAATGCCACCTACTGCAATCTTTGGAGATGAAGAAGTAAATTCAAATATAATAATGCCAGGAGTTATTACTTCCTTTGGTAAAGACACTAAGATGGAAAAGATAGATGTAGGTTCAAACTTGGGAACTGGATTAAATGTATTACAGAAAGTAGAAAACTCTATATCTGAAAGTTCACAAGATATAATGCAGGCAGGTATGTCTTCTACTAAATCTGGAACAACAGCATTTGAAGTATCTAGATTAGAACAGAATGCAAGAATTATGCTTGGGCTATTTGGACAGATGATTGGCTTTTTAGTAAAAGACTTAGGACAATTATTTTTAGATGACATCCTTCAATTCATGACAGTAGGTGAAGTGGGAGATATAACAACTGAAGAAGGTATATTAAAGTTTAGAAACATTTTAATTCCAGAGAAAATGGTAGAAGGTAAAGCTGTTACTCGTACTATAGACTTTGATATGGAATTACCAGATGAAGTTACTGAAGAAGAAACTATGGAGATAAGTAAAAATATTATGAAAAGTGAAGGAGGGTTTGAAACTGATAAAGAAATATATAAAGTTAATCCAACCTTTTTTAGAAACTTAAAATATAAAGTAAGAGTAGCACCAGATGCTGCTACACCTCAAAGTGATAATGTTAAAAAAGCATTAGCACTAGAGTTATATGATAGAGCAATAGCTAATCCTTTAGCTGACCAAGAAGCAATATTTAGAGACCTTTTACTTGGAAGTTATGATTCAACAAGAAATGATACAGACAAATATATTAAAGAAAAGGAACAGCAACTAGATAAATTAATTGGAGCTAAACCTTCAATGTCAGATGCAATGACACCACCACCACGAAGAAGTCCAGTGGGAGCTGTATCTCAAGCAGAAAGATTAACAACATAATAATAAAACACCTATGAATAGAATAAAAGTTAAAATACAGAATTGGTTACTTAAAAATTTATTTAACGCAATTAGCGAAGATGATATTCTCAAATATGAGAAAGGAAAGTTTCTTCTTAGGGGAACACTTTTAGATACGAGAGTAACAGGAAACTTTGTTAGTCAAGCTAATAGTATATTACGTTCACAATTATGGAAGCATCTTACTGATGATATAAAATATATTTCTAATCAAAGGATGTATGAGAAAAGTACAACCATTGATGATGTAATATTTGGTAAAGCTATGCTTTATAATTTAGATATACTAGAACGCAAGTTAGAGCGTTTAAGTAAATTAAAATAATTAATTCGTGGGGTTGAGTATACCCCTTAATCAAAACACTATGTCAAATGAAAAAAAGATGGAGAAAAAAGAAAACGTTCAGAATGCTCCTACTGAACAAGAGGAGAATAAAAAAGACGTTCAACCTGCTCCAGTTGAGCAAAGCGAGGAATCTAAACCTGAAGTTGATTACGTAGCTGAACTAGGTATAGCTAAGTCTAAACTAGAGAAAGCTGGTAACACAATTGAAAAAATAAAGAAAGAAAACAAAGAGTTAAAGAATGATGATGATGATGATGAGTATATTGATTATCAAGAAGAAATTAATAAACAAGTAGCTAAAAAGATGGACAGTGTAAGAGCTGATTTATCTGAAGATACTATTGAATCTACATTAGAAGATTTAACAGTTAATGTAGATGAAAGAGCTTTAATCAAACATCATTACGATAACTCTTTACAAAAAACTGGCTTTTCCCGCCAGGCAATTATGCAAGACTTATTGAATGCAAAACTACTTGCTAACAGGAAAACTCTTTCAAAAGAAAATTCAGAATTAAAAGCTGCATTATCTGCGAAAGAATCTACTGGTAATTCAAGTAGAGGAGCTAATTTAGATAAAGCTAATATTGATAAACCAATAAAACCTATATCTGATATGA